ACGGCAGTGGAGTGGTTCTTAATTGAATGCGGAAAATATGGTGATACTGCACAAATTCCAGATGAAGTAATTGACCAAGCCAAAGAAATGGAGAAGGAAAGAATTGAAACTGCATACAACAAAGGAACAGTTCATGGAATTGATTATCCTGAAAGTACATTACCAATAACTGGTGAACAATACTACAACGAAACCTACGGAGGAGGTGAGCAATGACACCAAAAGAAAATGCAATTTATTTAATACATCTATTTAATCGTGGGGGATATGGTAAAATAAACGCAAGGATTTGTGTTGAAGAAATTTTAAGTATAAACTCCGTTGACAAGGATGAGGATTTATCAAACTATTGGGAAGAAGTAAAACAAGAAATTGAAACCTACGGAGGAGGTGAGCAATGAAAATCAGGGTTAAACACAGAAACACCGAAATTGCACTTGAGGACATTAAGACCATCAATCACAATCTTGATATCATCAGTTTAATCAAAGCAATCTCACAACAGATTCAAGAAATAATCAAAGCAGAAAATGAAAACACCAATTGATCGCTTGGTTGAACACCTACGCACGGAGTTCCCCGATTTAGATATCAGCCCACACTTGATCTTCAATTTCAAACAACTTGAGAAGATGGATCAACAACTGGCATACAATGCCGGGTTTGCATATGCAAAGAAAATGTACAGTGAAAAATCTAACTGATAAACAAGCACTATGTTGGGCAATCGCAATCCTTCGTGATGATATGCGATGCACCTGGAGACAGATTGCCCAGCGAATGCATTGTAGCGAATGCAAAGTGCGTCACCTTTACACACAAACAAAACCCCTATGAATGTAACAAAAGAACTTGTGTTGAAATTGCTTGAGCAATATCCACAAACAAGAGACAACGACAACCTTTTGATGTCAATGATTTGGCGTAGAGAATCCAATTTGTTTAACTTCTTCCATCGTTTGGAATCAGGCAAGTTAACACCAGCGGAAACCATTCGCAGATGCCGTCAACGGTTGCAGTTAGATGATCCCGAATTGAGAGGTGCGACCTATGAGCTTCGACAAAAACACCAAGCAAAAGTGAAAAAAGAATTGGGATATGATGTGTGATTGATTATCTTTGTTGCGTTAACTGGTATGTAGAAGATACCGAAAGTTAAAAAACATTTATCCCTTTTGAGTTGTGAGTGCTTCTACCACCACAATTTGAGAGGGATTTTTTTATGGCTAAAGACAAAAAATCATTTATCCTGTATTGTGATCAACAAGGGATATTCAACAAACTTCCTGACGAAATTGCTGGGAAATTAATCAAACACATCTTCGCTTATGTGAACGATGAAAATCCACCGTGTGATGACTTATTGTTGTCAATCGCATTTGAACCCATTAAAACGCAATTAAAAAGGGATTTGGTGAAATATGTTGATTACATTGAGAAACAAAGTGTTAACGGTTCAAAAGGTGGTAGACCAAAGAAAGCCAATGAAACCCAAAAAACCCAAGCCTTTTTTCAAGAACCCAAAAAAGCTGATAATGATAATGTAACTGATAATGTAAATGTAAATGTAAAAGAAGAATACAAACTGTCGTTTGATTTGTGGTTAAAGTATAAACAAGAAAAAAAGCAGAGATACACAAGAACTGGTATTGAACAACTCATAAAATCTTGTCAGTCAAAATACACACCAAAAGAATTCACGGAGGTCGTTGAACACTCCATCACTCAAAACTATTCAGGTTTATATGCACCAAAAGATTTTGAGAAAAACAAAACCATTGAAATCATTAACAACAAAAACAAATTTAATTTGAAAGATTATGACGAACGAGCTTGAAGAATACATCATCGGTCAATTGCTTTACTACGAACAGACAAGAGCATTATTACCAAGAATTAAACCAGTATGGTTTGAAACAAAACTCTATCAAAGAGTGATTGACTTTATGATGGACAGATATATCCAAAACGAACCCATTGACTATGTTTGTTTGGTTGGGAAGTTTGAAAGAACTGAAGTACAACATCTTGTGACAATTGGTCAAGCCGTTTACTCTATGCCCAATTTAAGCCAATATCTTCCAAAATTGGAACATAGATACTTACAAAAGAATTTCGTTCAGCAAATCTCTTCTATTGATGTCACTTTGGATTTGAAAGAGATGCTCACCTTTACACAAACTTTGATTGATAACACCAAGTTCACCACAATCAACGATCCTTTGTCTATTCACAAAGTTGTGGCATCGGCAGTTGATACAATAACCGAATCAATCAAAAGGGGTGATAAGATAACCGGGAAGCAAACTGGATGGCAATCACTTGACAGGGTATTGGGTGGATGGAATCACGGTGATTTGGTTGTGATGGCTGCGAGACCTGGACAAGGAAAGACCGCACTTGCTTTGTCATTGATGTATGAGTTTGGGAAATTGGGTGGTAAGGGTTTATTCATTTCACTTGAAATGTCATCCGAGCAATTGGCGAAAAGATACTTGTCATTGATTTGTGATCTGCCAAACTGGAAGATTCGCAATGCGACATTAAGAGAGAATGAGGTGATTTATATGTGTGACAGTGTAAACAATTCGGTGGTTGAATTCTTTGTTGATGACGATCCGAATTCATCTATTAATCAAATCAAATCAAAAGCCAAAATCCACAAGGCAAAACACGGATTGGAATTGTTGATCATTGATTACATCCAGTTGATCAAAGGAACAAAGCAAAACAGAGAGCAAGAAATCGCAGAGATATCACGAAACCTTAAATTATTGGCAAAGGAATTGCAAATCACCGTGATTGTTTTGGCACAACTTTCAAGGAAGTGTGAGGAGAGAGCAGACAAAAGACCGATGTTATCCGACATTCGGGAGAGTGGAAGCATTGAACAAGATGCAGATGTTGTGATGTTCCCCTTTAGACCTGATTACTATTCAAAGGAACGCAATGAATCGGAGGATGCTGAACTGATAATCGCAAAGAACAGGCACGGAGAATGTTTCACAATTGAAACCACCTTCATTGGATCACGAACAATGTACAAGGAACGCATATGAGAAAGTATTGGACAAAGGAAATGTTGGAATATCTCAAATCCAACTACGCAAATGAATCATCACAAAGCATTGCAGACCGTTTTGACATAAAATTAAATGCAGTTTACAACAAGGCTTTTGTCTTGGGATTAAAAAAAAGCACAGAATACATTGAGAAACATTGCAGAAATCTTGAGAGATCTGTTCGTAATGAATTTGCAAAAGGACATAAGCCCTGGAACAAAGGTCAAAAGGGTTTACAGATAGGAGGATTGGAAACACAATTCAAAAAAGGGAGATTGCCACACAACACAAAACCAATTGGATATCGATCTTTGAGAGACGGATACTGGGTGGAAAGGACAGAGAAAGGATTTGAGTTTGTTCATGTACTGATTTGGAAACAACACTACGGTGATATCCCAAAAGGATTGTTCGTGGTATTTAAAGACCGCAATCAACAAAACATTGTTATTGAAAATCTCGAACTAATTGACCGGGCAGAAAATATGCGGAGAAATTCCGTGCAAAATCTACCAAAAGAAATTCTTGAAGTAATTCATATCAAAAAATCAATCACACGAAAAATTAACCAAATAGAAAAAAATGGCACGAAATAAAATTAACGATCTCCGTGATCACCTTTTTGAAACACTGGAACGCCTGAAAGATGGTGACATTGACATTGCAACTGCAAAAGCAATGGCAGATGTTGGACAAGTAATTATCAATTCAGCAAAGATTGAAATTGATTTCATCAAAGCAACTGGATCAACAAAGGATTCAGGATTCATTCGGTTAGGCGATGGCAATGAAAAGTTGTTATGAAGATAATTGACAGACGCAGAGACGAACAACTCGGAACAAAAGCAAAAGGATTGCCAATGTACAAAGAGTTCATACAACTCGTTGAAAAGGACAAGAGGGTACAATCATACTACAATATGAAAGATATGCTCTTAGATGCGTTCAAATGGGACAAAACGCCACAAGGTCACGAGTACTGGCAATCCGTCTATGATTCAATCGTAATCGCAGACCATCCCAAATGTCCCCAGTGCAATACTATCGGCAAGGTAAAATTGCTCAAGACCTTAGACAAGCACAAGTGTAACAAATGTAAAATCACATTCTAATGAAAACAATAACTTTAACTGAAGAACAATTAAAAAAATTAATCGTACATTCCTATAGCGGTGGATGGCACGATGGACAAGACGAAATCATTATGAGAATTGAACACATCGACAAAGGTGGGGATGAACTCGGTGAACAATGGTATTCAACTATGGTTATAAGTGACCTTGATGAATTAAATCTGTTATGAACCCATACCAAGAAACCCACAACCTAAAGCAAGAAATTCGCAGATTGCGATTGCAGATTGCAGACATAACCGTAAAGCACGACAAAGAGTTGAAACGATTGAAAGAAGAAATTATTCAACCAAAGTGCGATTTGAAAACTATTGATGCTGACTGGACAGATGCAATGAGGATTTGTTGTCAAGCCTACGATGTCACACCTGATCTTGTGATTTCATCATTGAGAAAACAATCCGTGGTGTATGCCCGTCATATGTTTTCCTTCCTTTGCCGTAAGCACTTGAAGATGACATTTAGTTCAATTGGCTATATATTGGGGAGAGATCATTCCAGCGTGATGAATGCCATCAATGTCTTTGATAATTTAGTTACACACGACAAAACCACAAGACAGACATATGAAACATCCGTTCAGTTATTATGTGATTACTTGCACCAAAGGACTCTCATCATCGATACACATCTTGTATGAGGAAGAACAAGTTTTGAGATGCCAAAAAAAGTACGAAAAAGATGGTTATATTTGCATTATTGAAAAGAAAAATTGAATAAGGATGCCATCATATTGGAACTCTCCAAAGCCGATTGGCTGAAGAAAGCAACCAAGAACATTGCCAAAAACAATGAGTTGGCGAGGGAGTTGTATCAATTTTACTTTTTAACCATCCTTGAGAAACCTGATGAACAAATCGAGAAAATCTATAGAGACGGATATATCCAATTTTGGTCAATCCGTCTTTTATACCTTTGTATCAACGGCAACCGGCATCCCTTTGGCGAATCAAGAATATATGATCAACAGGATGTTTACGAGCTTGACTTCGCTGAGGAGATTGACTTACTGGATGACAGAGAGCAAACGGAAGGAATTGAACTTGAACGAATCAACAAAATAAACCAAGTAACAGAATCAGCATATTTTTATGAAAGGGAGTTATTCAAACTGTGGTGTTCAGGAATGTCTGCAAGGGCAATCCATAGGAAGACCGATATCTCCGTTCGTGAAGTGCTGCGAGTAATTAAACTAATGAAAGAAAGATGTACAACGAAATAATTGGAATTGCTTGTTTGGCAATCATCATCGTAAACTTTGGCAAACCAGCCGATCTATTAAAACGCTATCTGTACGGTAGTGACTATTCCAAATGGAAGCGAATGAAACCCCTTGACTGTGCTTTTTGTTTGTCGTGGTGGTTGGGCTTGTCCTTTTTCCTATACACATACGGTTGGGTGGGGATACTTTACGCATCCATCGCCACCGTGATTGTCGCACTCCTTGAAACAAAACTATGAGCAACATTGAATTTATACTATCACTCCAACCGTTGTACGACAACTGGAAGAAAACACAAGTATTCGCACCATCACCAGAACAAGGGGCAATCCTAAACAATGTCCACCGTGAAATCTTCGGAAGGAACTTGCCTAATTGCAGTACTTGTGTGACCGAAGCATTGCACTCACTTTTGATATGGGCAAACCAACAACAAGAAGCCATCACCAAAGCACAACTTGCCGATGATGAGCAGAAACCAAAGAGAAGAAGAAAGAATGAGCAATGAAGAAACACACAATGCATTATCTCAATCATTTCGGTTATGACATTAGTGATTTCATCCCTTGCGAGGTGTGTGGGAAGAAAGCAATTGACATCCATCACATTGAGGCGAGAGGTTTAGGGGGAAGCAAGGAAGCGGACAACATTGAAAACCTGATGGCGTTATGTCGGGAAGATCACATCAAGTTTGGTGATAAAAAACAACACAAGGAGTGGTTGAAATCTATTCACGAACAAAGATTGTCAATGGCAAAATAACAGCGAAATAACAACGAGAGCAATGGCAAATGAACAGAACTTGAAACCATTCAAAAAAGGTGGAGATGAAAGGATAAATCTGCAGGGAAGACCGCAGAAGCTCATCACACAAATGAAGGAGATTGGATACACCAAATCCCAAGTTGAAGACACGATGTTATCTATGCTCACCTTGTCACGAAAAGAACTGGAGAAGATTGACAGAGGGGATGAGTACACGATAATGGAACGCACGATTGCCGGTGCATTGCTGAAAGGTCACGACAAGAACTCTCTGTTCAACTTGGAGATGTTGCTCACACGATCACAAGGCAAACCAAAAGAAACGATTGACCAAACGATAGAAAGCAAAAATTTCACGATAACTTTGAATTTAGATGAGAGCAAGTTGGAGAGGTGATGACAAACTACCACCGCAAGATGAAGACATTCAGTTGGTAGCAACAACGGATGGGAGAATAACTTTGGCAAGGTACTTCGATGACCTTTGGGTTGAGGAGTACAGCAATGCAATTATTGATGTGGCATATTGGATGCCAATCCCAGTAACCCCGAACGAATGACATCACAAGACAAGGCACAAGAAATCAAAGAATCGTTCAACAACTCGTTGACGGTTAAGGATTGCTCATTGGTTGCAGTTGACCAAATCATTGAGGCGTTGTCTCAAAAAACTTGGGAGAATCGCAATGAGTTGATGTTCTATTTGGAGGTCAAAGAAATACTGCAAGAACTATGAGAGTAATCCAATCTGGTCATCTTGGTGATTTAATCTATTCACTCACCGCAACCAAGCGAGTTGCAGAGTTACACGGTGCGGTAGATTTCCACATCGGATTCCGTGAGCAGAATACTGTTTCCGGTCATCCAAGCGGAGGATACTGTATGAACTTAAACTCATACGAATATATCAAACCATTACTTGAGCATCAATCGTACATCCGAAAGGTTGAGATGCACTCGCACATTGATATGGGTTATGACTTTGATAAGTTCAGGCGTCACGGATTGAATCTCGCTGCTGGTGATTTGAGACGGAATCACTTCCTTGTCTATCCCGAATTGATCACCGACCTTCACGAACCTTGCATTGAAGCGAATGAACCTATCCCATACTTTGCGGATAAGATTCTCTTAAACTTCTCTGCTCGTTATCGGAATCACGACATCAACTATTTTCCATTGAAGGAACACAAGTGCGTTTTCTTTGGATATGAATCCGAATACATCGCATTCACGGAGAGATGGCAGTTGGATTGTGAACTATTGAAATGTCAGGATGCTTTGATGTTGGCAACCATTGTCGGCAGTTGCAAGGCTTTCATTGGGAATCAGTCAAGCACCTACGCAATCGCAGAGCAAATGAAGGTAAAACGATTGCTTGAGGTATGCGTTCACTCACCAAATGTTATTCCCGTAAACAATGGCTTTGACTATGTAACAAATCAAGGCTTTAACTTTTTACTTAATACCCTATGAAACTCTTAATACTAACAGACGGAATCAATGGTGTTGTTTACCATCGCATCTACGCACCACATTTAAGAATGCAGATAAACGGAGAAGCGGTGGTTGATGTCTGCCAATCACAAGCCGAATGGATGACGGTTGACCTTGCACCCTACGATGTGATTGTCTTCTCAAGATGGCTTGGCAAGAACCAGTACGATGTCTTAAAACGCATCACGGATGCCGGGAAGCCTTATGTGATAGATGTGGATGACTATTGGGTACTGCCAAAATATAACCCTGCATACTGGGCATATCGCAAAGGAATCAAGAACTCCATCAAGGATGCCATCAACTATGCGGATGCGGTATTCTGCACAACTCAAAAACTCGCCAATGAAGTGAGGGCAATCAACGAGAATGTCTACATTGTGCCAAACTGTTTGGATACATCTCACAACCAATGGAAGCAACCAAAGGAAAAGAACGAGAGAGTGAAAATAGGATGGGTTGGTGGAATCACACACGAAGAGGACTTGAAGCTCATTGCTGATGACATCAATTCAATGGATGTGGATTTCTACATTTGCGGTTATACACCGAGTGATCATTGGAACAACATTGTCAAACTAATTCCCAAAGCCAACATCGTTCAAGGTACTTCGGTTTTTGAATATGGTGAGGTCTATAAGCACTTTGATTTCGTACTTGCCCCCCTTCAGGACAACCACTTCAACAACTGCAAATCGGAGTTGAAGATTGTGGAAGCCGCTGCCTATTCTATCCCCATTATCTGTTCAGCGGTCTACCCATACTTATACCATACCGGGAATGATGGTGTGATCTTCGCAACCCAAAATAACTGGAAGGCATCCATTGAAAAACTGATTGATGCTGGTGATTCTGTGAGACGATCAATGGGCGAATCAAATCGCATCTATTGTGAGACATATCACAACCTTGAACTGCACAACCTAACACGATTGAGTGTTTACCAAAGTTTATGCAAATAACCTATCAAAGACCATATGTCACGAGTTACCAAAAAGACATCCTTGATTGTGATGCTCGTTTTACCATTACTGCTGCGAGTACAAAGACGGGTAAGACGGCAAGTCATATCATATGGTTATTTGAACAAGCGTTAAAATGCAAGGACAACCAATCGGTTTGGTGGGTTGCACCGGTATACCAACAAGCGGAGATTGCATTCCGAAGGATGAAGTCACAAGTCACGGACAAGAACTTCTTCATCAGTAATGAAACCAAACTTTTGCTCACTCTTCCAACGGGTGCAAGGATAGAATTCAAATCAGGTGAAAAGCCGGACAACTTGTATGGTGATGATGTGTACGCTGCGGTGATTGATGAGGCATCAAGGATGAGAGAGGAATCGTGGTATGCTATGCGTTCAACTCTAACTGCCACACAAGGCAAGTGTAAACTGATTGGTAATGTCAAAGGGAAAAAGAATTGGTTCTATAAGTTGGGCGAAAGAGCGAGAAGCGGAGAGAATGAGTATAAGTATTTTAAGATTACTGCATATGATGCGGTCAAGGAAGGGATTCTCAAACTTGAGGAGGTTGAACAAGCCAAACGAGATCTACCACTTCATGTCTTTAATGAGTTGTATCTTGCAGAACCAGCGGATGATAAGACAAACCCATTCGGAATTGATGCAATCCGTAGTTGTTACAAGCCAGTAACGAACAGAAGTGTTGTGGCTTGGGGTGTGGATTTGGCGAAGTATTCGGATTATACGGTGATCATTGGTTTAGATGCGAATAATTGCGTATCATATGTTGACCGATTCCAAGCGGATTGGTCGCAAACATTGGCAAGAATTACGACATTGATTGGTGTGATTCCAGCATTCTGTGATAGTACCGGTGTTGGGGATCCTATTGTTGAGCAATTGCAACGAAGCCATCCCCGAATCAAAGGATTCAAGTTCACATCACAGAGCAAACAACAACTCATTGAAGGCTTGGTCATCAGCGTACAAAATAGGGAAGTGTATTTCCCTGAAGAACCCATAGGCTCGGAGATGGAAAACTTTGAATTTGAATACACAAGAACGGGTGTGAGGTATACTGCACCACAAGGACTATTTGACGATTGTGTTATGGCATTAGCATTAGCAGTAGATTGTAAAAAACATAACCGTCCAGGTACATTTTATTTTGCTTAATTGCATCATGCATCGTAATGTGCTATATTTGTATATGGGTTTATTAAAAGAAATATCCGGTTATCCTGATTACAAAATTGATTCTTTTGGCAATGTATTCAGTTACAAATACAATAAAATAAAACAGATGATTCCACAAAAGGCAACAGCTGGATATCATTATGTCACGCTTTGTAAAAATGGGACAAGAAGAAATAGATTCATACATAGATTAGTTGCTCAAGAATATATTCCAAATCCATTAAATAAGGAAGAAGTAAATCATATTAATGGGAATAAATTAGACAATAGAATTGAAAATTTAGAATGGGTAACACCATCGGAAAATATTAAACACGCTATTAACATTGGTGCTATTGTTCGTTCCGATAAATCAAAAATTGCATTGAGAAATCGCTCAATAAAAACAACCAAAGACGAAATAACCGGTAATGTGTACGATTCATTAAAAAACGCTTGTATTGATTTAGGAATCAATTACTCCACACAATTACATAGAATGTCAAAAGGAATTAAATCAAGATTGCAATATATATGAACTGGAACAACATAACCATCCACCAACTGCAAGAGATACACTCTTGTCGTGATATGTCCAACATTGAACGGACAATGAACATCCTTGCCATCGTTAACCATTGGTCAATGGACAAGGTGGAATCAATGCCGATTGATGACCTTACAAGAGAATTCAAAAAGTTGGAGTTCTTGAATGAGCTTCCCAATAGACCTGTGCAATTTATGTTCAAGCATAAAGGGAGATACTTCCGATTGGCAAAAACACCAAACGAGATTTGTGGTCACCACTTCATTGAACTTCAACAAGTGTTCAACGGAGATACGATTGAAAGCCTTCACAAGATAATGGCTTTACTTGCATACGAGGTGGATTTCTTCGGCAAATCAAAGACCATCAAAGATGCTCAAGCACACTACCAAGACAAGTGCGATTTGTTTCTGTCAATGACTGTGCCATTGCCGTATTCTTATTCGCTTTTTTTTTCGGCAGTTTATCCGGAGTTATTGAAAACTATCCAATCTTATTTGATCAAGGAGATGGAGAAGTTGAACAAGGAGATAACGTCAGCCCGTTAGGTTGGTTGGAGTTGGTTGACAGAATTGTCAAAGGAGACCGTACAA